TAGGTAAGATAACCATCAACTTTTTCTGTAAGTTCTTTTTGGAACTCTTTTGATCCAGCTTCTTGTTCTTTTGCTTGTTGTTCCATACGGGCATTAACTTCATCGACAACTTTTGCATGAACTGCAGCTTCGAAAATAGTCGTAGCCTTTGATTTGAAATCTTCAGAAAGTCCTTTTTCACCCGCTGTTAAGGCTTCAATGTCATCTTGAACATTAATTGGTCCAATATCTTCCTTTGTAACTACGGCTTTAGTACGGGTTTCTTTTTTGACTTCTTTAACTTGTTTCAGAGAAGTTGAGGCCATGATTTGCTCATATTTACCTGCGAGGTCACTTTTCAACATTTTATTAACTTCATCATAGATGTTTTTCAACATTTGATTTTTAGTTGAAGGAATTTTGGATTCTGCGGGAACTTCTTCTTCCTCTTCATCATCTTCTTCCTCTTCCTCTTCACCTTCTTCTTTTTTAACGGAAGCTTTACTTTCTTCTACTTCTTCTTCATCATCTTCTTCATCATCTTCTTGTTCTTTTTTCACAGAAGCTTTAGTAGATTTACCTTCTTCTACTTCTTCTTCATCATCCTCTTCTTCTTCTCCGTCTGAAGAATCTTGTTCAGCAGCAGCTTTCCGCTTTTCAGCTAGTTCTTCTTCTGTCATTTCTTCAGACTCTTTGGTCAAAATTTCTTCAGACATTTAAATCTCCTAATTTGTTCTAATTTAAGTGTTTTTACTTAGTGTATTATTTAGTAAATTCATAAACTTGAGATAAACGTTTCGAAAGCATCTATCTGTGTTTTTTCTAGATTTTTCCGAGAAAGTTTAATTTGTTTTTCGATTCGGGCAACATGGCGTTCATCTAGAATACCGTTATCCCATATCCATTCTTTTCCTTCCATAATACCATTAACAAAAGCCGCTGGTGCGGAAGGATCGGCAACAATATCTGCAGCAGTTGCAAGATAAAAATCATCTTGTACGTGACTGCAATTGCGACCTACGGGCTTTAAGGAGCCCATTCCTCTGGATGAGACACCCAAACGGGCACCCTCATCGATAAGGTTCTTTACAATTTTACCATAAGGGGTGTCCAGTATTTTTGCTCGACCTCTAAAATCATCCCCATCTTCTTTTAACTCTGTAATCATGTGGGAAACTCTCTCAAGATTGACCGTTGGACCCTCTGGATGTCCTAATTCACCAAAAGCTCTATTTTGTAAAATATAATTTTGGTGATATCTTTTAGCTTCTTTTTGTAATATGGTTTTAGGATATAGCCGACCATTGCGATTCTTCACATTGGCTTGCATGAATACACCCTCAATGAAATAATTTTTTGTTTTTCCGGCGCCTTCACATATAAATTCTACATCTTCTAATTGTTCGCATATAAGTCTCATTAAATTTCTCCTATCATGTGAAATTACCTTTTAAGTAGTCAACTTTATAGCCCAACTTAGTATTTTCTTCGTATGCTGGGACATCATATCCTGGTGCCTGTTTCTTACATTCCATTATGATTGTATAAGAATCACCGGCTCCGTGTCCGGTTGTAGAAAATTGAATATCTCCCAAAACTTCTGAAGCATCACCTGCTGCGTTTATTCCAATTCCTGGCCATTCATTTCCAGGCATAGACCAACTTCCATTACCACTTAATTCTGCAATATATGCTTCGTTGTCTGATCCATCCCATTCAATTGCAACTTGTAGACCATTTGTAATCCACATTATCTTAGTAACTAATACATTCCACACTAGGCCTGTCAAGTTACCACTATTTGCAAGTGTTCTAGTATTAGTTCCTGATACTGCACCAGAAATTGCATCTCCATTGGAACTAGTAGTTAGAATAGTTGTTGCTTTTTTGTTCGTATTATCCCATCCAACAACTTCTACTGTGGATGCTCCGGCTGTAAAACCTGTAACAAGAAAATGTTCAGTAGCCGCGGTTGTTATTACTTCACCAATCTTAAAATTTGGACTTGCTGCTCCAGAAAGGGTCATTGTATGTTTTGCCCAAGCAAGTGTCGATAGATCTATCTTTTTAACATCTGATTCAGATGCATCAGAAAAAAACTTAGCAATATATTTTTTTTCTGAGTCTAATAGTACTTGTGATTCAGCTGCCATCTGTTACTTCCTCTTGACTTTCCGGCTCTTTCGAGTCTGTATTTGGTTTAGTTAAAAAAGTTTTAGCGAAATCCTTTTTCTTACTTTCTAATGATACCATCACTTTTTGTTGAAGTACATTACCTATTGATGTTTTTACTCCTGCGGCATCATCTGTTGCAGATAATGCTACGATATCACTAACTGTAGTTTCATTAGACATAAATTTCCTCTAATATTTCTGTTATATTTATACTATTTATAAATTTTAGTTACTAATCACCTTTAAATCTGGCTTGTTTGCTGAAGGATCAAATTCCCATTGTTGTTCTTCTGATTCTCCTCCACCAGCTGCAGCTTCCGCTTTCTCTGCTGCAATCTGTTCTTTCATATTATCAATTTCTTCCTGAGACAATTTAAGAACGTTTTTATTGATATATTCTTGAGAGAAATATTTACCAACAACTTCATCTCTATATCCCATATCATTTACTAACGTACCTAACCGTTCTCTCATCATTGTTGCTTGTTGTAGTTCCGCAAAATGTGAATCAGATTCCCACTCAAATATTATATTATCCCTTACAATTCCCCAATCCGCAGAAGAAACAATTCCTTTAAGTAATAACTGTTTCTCTATGAGATCATTGAACAAAATATTAAATCTAGCTCTCAATCGTTCAATGAAACGAGTAAATTTAACTTCATCTCTAGAAATTTCTTCTGCTCTACCTAATATAAAGCCTGAATCTTGTTCTAACCTTGAAGGGGGAACATTGAGTGCTTTGTATAGTTTTGTTTTGAAGTAATCAACATCAGCCAATTCACCAAGATTCTCCCCTCCAGGCAACGTTGTAATTTCTGTACCTCTACCACCTTCTCTACGTGGAAGCCAATAATCCTCTAACATACTCATATGCTTACGTTCATCTTTAATCTCACCAGTATTGGAATCATATACCAATTTGTTTTTATATTTGCTCATGATATCACGTAGATACTGTTCTGCTTTGATCTTAGGTAAATTACCAACATCAATGTAGAAAATTCTACGTTCAGGAGCACGTGAGATACGATAGATGACTACTGCATCTTCAAGCATACGTAATTGATTTAAGGGTTTGATTGCTTTGTGTAGATGACTTAAAACTAATTTTCTATCGGGATCTAATATACCAGAATGTGCATAAGAGATAGAATCAGCAGCAATTTGAACTGTCATACCTCCAGCTTGAGCAGTAGAAATTCCTCTTTCATTAAATAGATAATACTCTTGAAATCCAGCAGTATCTATAACTGTTGTGCCTTGTGCATCTTGAGCAACTTTTGGTTCTCTAATCTTTTTTATTTTTAGGGGATCTATTGAGCGTAGTTCTAATATACCACGTTTGGGGTTTTTATTATCAATAATAATGTGAAAATATAATCTACCATCAACATACCACTTTTTAAACATTTCATAACCAACTTTACGAAAATCGAGCAAACGAATCAGTTCTGCAAATTCGAGCTTTATACTTTCTTTGATATTATCTGATAGAGTTGATTTCTGTAGGCTAATGCTGACAGGAGAAGCTTCCCTATTTGTAACAACGGCCTCATTAACAACATCATCTATTGCTTGATCACATTCGGGATATGTCGCCATCTCCCTATATTTTCTAATCAATTCTAATTCATTTTTGGCATGACCCTCAAGATCTACATACGTACCGTATGCTCCTCCAGAAGGACCAATTTCAACTGCACCATCTTCTGGCTCTGGGAGTGCAAAAGATTGTTTTCTTTTTTCGTCCTTGTCAACTCTTCCTATAGAAAATCCAAATAATTCAACTGCCATACATTCTTCCTAATAGGTTAAATGGGAGTAGAAAAAACTACTCCCATGAATATTATTATACCGAAACATCATCACATAATGCAGCGACAATACAATTAACAGTACTTGTCGATGATATTGCATGAACACTACCTACCAACGTAGTTGTAAGTCGTGCATACCAACTTTCACCGGCATTAAGATAAATGTTACCGGCAGCTGCTGCGGCTGTTCCCGCTGCGATATTGATATAAACTGCGTTTGAAGCATCGGTGTTTTGTACGAATAAAAATGCAACAGTATCTGCAACATCGAGTGCTATTGGTGCGGTATCATCATCGATGGCTGTATAATCTGTAAAATATCCAGCCATTAAATCGGTTGAAGCGTTACTCACACTTGTTAGTTTGTAGTACCATTTATGATTTGCATCAGCAGGGGCAACAGTCATTGCTCCTGTGATTACCTTCGCAATCTCATCTGGTAACAGGGTTGCCGAGACGGAAACCGTAGCAGTATCTGCCATTTTATTTTCTCCTAAAAATTTTAATTAGTAAGTTTAATGATGTAAAATATTATTTAAACGCCTGTACCACTTTCAGTAGATTTCCAATAATTATATTCCCATGTTACGGCAAAAGTTTGAATTTCATTAGTGTCCCACGACAAGGGAATCTCTGCACAAGCGGAAGGCCAGGCATCAATAAACTCATAAGTTTTAGTTGGACCAATATCTGCTTTTGAAAGTTGGTGGACTTTCAATGATCCTGTATAACTACCAATACCAGTCATGTTTGGAGCCCGTCTATTCGACTTATGAGAATTGAGAAGTTCCATCCAATTTTCAATATGGTTTCTAATTTCCATTGTCTCATCATTATAAACTTCTGTACTCAATGTACCCGCGGCTCTATTACCAGGAATCTGTAAAGCTCTTCCCATGTATGTAACAGTTCCCGGTTCTATGGTTGAACCCGGTAGTACTGCACCTTTACACATAAACTTAAAGTCACCGACATCGCCCATGGTCCCTTTAGCTAAACTAAGTTCACATTCAAATAAACTTCCTAATGCTCCACCATCTGTTAATTTTGAAGTAAATGTATCGATTTTAAATGACATTGTGTTTTTCTCCGATGACTAAAGTTAAGATGTGATGGGGAAGCCTTTTTTACAAGTACTTCCTTCGAAAGTCATCGTCTTCCCCCATCTTTTATATATTTATATACTACTATTTATCGGTTATCCACCAATAATTTCTTCAAATTCCACACCGCTTCTAACTGCAACAAATTGTAATTGTATGAAGTTAATTGAACGAGATGGTTTTATATAGATATCTCCACGAAATTCGTTTCGATCTACTACATCTCCGGGATTGTTACCCTCATCACAGACAACAGCAAAATCTTGAACTCCGCCTCTCCCTTGAATATCTCTCAAGAAAGGTTCAACGGTTGCCACGAATCGAGATCGTGTAAATGCATCGTTGAATTCGAACAAGAAGGAATTTGCCATTTGCGCGATAGATTTTTCTAAAAGGATAAACAACCTTCGTACATTGATACGATCAAATGCACTTGGTTTTGCTAATAGTGTTTTATCTCCAAAAAGAATTATTCCACTTCCCGGCAGTGCTGTAACAGGATTAATACTATTTTTATAAAGATCATCCCTTTGTGTCTTATTTGGATTAAAAGGAAGTTTAATGGCATTACGAATATTACCTCGATCGATTCCAGCAGGCGACCAAAAAGGATCACGGGCTTCATCTGTGAAGGCACAACATCCAGCGATATCACCATTCAATGGAATATATCGATAAACATCATTGTACTTATCGTACATGTATTTCCATCCAGAGTCAAGTACTGCGTATGAAGAACTTGGCATTGTATTACGGAATGCTATAACATCATCAACTTCGCTACCTGAGTTATTAACAACACTTGCTTGTGTAGGTGAAATAAATGCTACACAATCCTTACGATATTCTGCAATATTGTTAATTGCATGAATGGCGGTTGCCGCATCTGCATCGGCAGTCATCAAAAGTGTTACATCTACTTCTTCAGTATTTTTGAATTCATCCAGAGCTGTTTGAATATTTCCGGCGGTTGCTGCAGTTCCAGCGGTTCCACCAGTTAGACTTCCAGAAATAATAATTCCCTTACCATTAAATGTTCCGGACGCGACACCACCCCACGCGGTTGTTCCACCTCCAAGTAGTGTGTCTGCATCACCATCTGCGTGATGATCCATCCAACGAATATACTTTGAACCTCTATTAACTAGATCTTTGTAATAGATACTTTGTCCATCTTCACCTTTAGATCCACCGGCAACTGATCCTGTATATGATTCTATTACAGTATTGTTTGCTCCAGTAAATTCTCCATCTTCATCTACAACAACAACATGAATTTCATCATAGTTTCCACTATTTCTTCGTGCATGAGATGAGGTAACAGGCTCGCTATCGAATGCATCTGCATATTCCCATCTACGTGAGTGAGTGTTCGCAGCTGCGGCTAGTGAAAAAGGTTCCGATACTGTCATAGAAGTTGAATTGGCAACTGCAGAAATTTTACGTTCTTCAGCAGTACCAACAAGTTTAACAAGATCACCTACAGTATATTGAACAGAAAAAGATGTAGCTGTTCCAGTTATTGTAGTTCCATTAGCTGAAGCTGCACAAGTTCCAACCATATCTGATGCTGGTTGACCAAATGCTGATCTTTTTCTCACAGTATAGGCACCAGTATTAGCTATATCTGCAGCACCTACTGCAACCAAAACTGTATTGGATGTTACTGTTGTAACTGCAACGTATTTGGAATTCCAAAAGAGAACATCACCTACGGCAACATCATTCGAAAAGGTTGTTCCCACTCCTAAAACAGTAGTATTTGCAAGGGTGTATACTAAAGAAGTTGCAGCAGGGGAAATATCTGTATTACTGTTAAGTGTTCCATCATTATTTGTGTTTGCTCTTGTGGCGCCACAGATGGAAACTCTTAAACTGTTTCCTAGTTCTCCTGGATATTTTGCAATGAATGCTCCAGCAGTGGTGACTATTGATCCACCCATGTCTGGGTCGTATGTATTCTCATAGTGTTCATCATTTTTTACTTGTAGTGCAGTGGCCATTGCTGCATTATTTGCATCTGTTCCACTTGCACGAACCACTTTAAGATTTCCCGAATACGCGAGATAACTTGCGGCAGTGAAATATGTTTTATATGTAGCAGCGTTTGGTTTACCAAAGCGACTTGATAATTCTGATTCATTACTGACTGTAACGATATCATACGTGGGTCCCCATTTAAAAGGACCGGCTATCGCACCTTCTGTCATAGAAACTTCAGGTACAATAGTTGTTAAGTCAATTTCTTTGGTTACAACGCCTGGACTAATTGTAAAAGGCATCTTATCTCTCCTATAGAATAAGTTGAAAGATTATGGTTTATAGATTTTATACCATATTACTTTTATTTATCTTTTTACAGTTCTCTAAAATCATAAATATTA